CATCGACTACTGCACTAGCGTGGACTGGTCCCAATACTGGGTCGTCGGCCATAACCTATCGGGCTTTGATAGTATGATCCTAGCGTGGCGACTTGGCGTTAAGCCGAAGCTCTGGGGTTGTACGCTTGCCATGGCGAGACCTATCCACGCGAAGGATGTCGGACTGTCTCTTGCCAAACTCGTCACTCACTACGGTCTGGGGTACAAAGACCAAACGGTTCTGCACAACACCAAAGGCAGACGCTTGGCTGACTTCACAGACGAAGAGATTGCTGAGATGCGTATCTACAACGCCGCCGACGTCGATCAGTGCTACGGACTACTACGCAAGTTGATCCCACAAACACGTAAGGACGAGGTAAAACTCATCGACATGACGATCCGCATGTTGATCGAACCGCAGTTTGAAAGTGACGCGACACTACTTGTTAACACGTTAACAGAAGAAGGTATTCGAAAAAAGGCAATGCTCGTAGAAGCTGCACGACACATGGACGTGTATGATTTCGCGATGGACGACGACGAAGCAGCCGGAGCTGCTCTAAAGGTGTTGTCGTCGGCTAACAAGTTTGCAGCGTTCCTTCAAACCATTGGAGTCGATGTCCCAACAAAGATTTCCAACACAACTGGTAAAGAAATTCCAGCGTTGGCGAAGACGGATGAAGCATTTTTAGCCTTACAGGAACACGACAATCCTCTCGTCGCCGTCGCTGCGGCATCCAGGCTCGATGCGAAGTCAACGATACTACAGACCCGCATCCAAGCGTTCATGGACGCATCCAACGCGCACCCTACCAAGAAGGTGCCTATCCCGCTCAAGTATTACGGAGCAGATACGACGGGGCGATGGTCTGGCTGGGGTTATAACCCACAAAATTTGCCACGCATTAACCCGTATAACCCGAAGCCATCAGACGCACTGCGTAAGTCGTTGATCGCACCCGCAGGGTATAAGGTCGTCGTCGCTGACTTGTCCGGGATCGAGCTACGCGTGAACCACTTCTTGTGGCAAGTTCCATCCAGCGTGGAGTTGTACAAAGCAGACCCCGAGAAGGCTGACTTGTATAAAGACTTCGCCAGCAAGCTGTACGAAATCCCGTACGACGAAGTGACTAAAGTCCAACGTCAGGTGGGTAAAGTGGCTCACTTGGGCCTTGGGTTTGGTGCTGGCTACATTACGTTCCAGAAGGTTGCCAAGCTCATGGGTGGCGTCGACATCACTGAGAAGGAGAGCAGTGACATCGTCGACCGCTGGCGCGGTGAGTATGGTGAGATCACATCTGGTTGGCGTACATGCCACGCTGCGCTGCCTACAATTATGCGAGGCGCGGAGGGCAACGCGGTCGATCCATGGGGCATGGTAGTTCCAGTGGCCGAAGGACTTAAAACCCCCAAGGGTCTGATTCGGTATCCAGACCTGAGAACAGAGATAAACGAAGACGACAACCGAAAGGAGTTCGTCTACGGGCACGGTCGCAACAAAGCTAGAATATACGCAGGGAAGATCGACGAGAACATTGTGCAGCACTTGGCGCGGTGCGTGATCGCCGACAACGCGTTAGCCGTACAGGAACTTACGGGTTTGAACCCTGCCCTGATGGTCCATGATGAGTTGGTTTATATCGTACCCGAAGACGAGGCAGAGTGTACCTTAGATACGGTACAACAAGTTATGAGAACACCGCCTGAGTGGTGGCCCGAGCTAGTGACATGGAGCGAAGGCGACATTGCGGATACATATGGTGATGCCAAATAATGTGTTTACATGAGATCATATAGATGCGTACAATGTCATACACACGTAAACATATAACTAATACTAAATTAGAAAAGAGAGAGTAACATGGAAAATAGGTCGAAGAGTTTACTAACTTTAAAATCCCTAGTGGCGGGGTTCGTGGCCGTTGATGGGTGGTGTTTGCAATGCAACTGGATTAATCCACCGGTCGGCCCACCAAAGATTCTACGCGGGGGGGAGTACATGACCCGAGTGGTCGGTGGTGTGCGCAGTAAATTTAAATTAACGGTGATCGCTGGGAAGTACAAAACTCGTAAGGGCGGTATTAAACTAGCATTAGCGTTGATCGGTCGTGGTGGGAAAGCCATCGTAGACTGGTCACGAAAAGAGTGGATAGAAAGAAATGGAATACAACTCAGAGGGTGAGTTTAGAGGTTCAGAAAATAACCTACTCAACGAAACCACTCAGGTACTGCTAAGAAATCCTAGTAGTATAGAGAAATGGCTTATACTATCGGACAAGTACATGCAGACCTTTGCTAAAGACCCAAGTATGTTTTTACTGCCAAAGACGCATGAGTTCTTGAAGCCACTTATCGAAGCCTACGCAACCAACGTCGAGGGGTTTGTTCAATACCTTGTTGGACTTCGCGACAGCTTCAGCAAAGAAGACATGGCTTGGGGGCAAGTGCAGAGCATACAACGACGCGTCAACGGACGGTTTGTGCAACAGCACAGACGAGAACGAGCACAACGTGCAATCTCTAAAGCAGAAGAGTTGTACGGTGAATCAGACTACCACTCACGTCTCAAGTGGGTGGCTGATCTCGAACACACATGGGCCGGTCGTCGCTTAGTGTATCTCGATAAGTACCGCGACGAAGGCAAGTCCGAAAGGCTTAGCACTGACCATAGGGCCGAGCTATTGCTCGAGTTCTGGGAAATTATAGATACAGAAATATTTGAAGGAGGCGTACCACCGTGGAATTAACCAAGCCTTGGTCTTACTCTCAACTTACTGCGTTCGAGACATGCCCTAAGCGATTTCAGCTTACACGTGTCACAAAACAAGTTGTTGAGAAACAGACCGAGGCTACAATCTGGGGGAACAAAGTGCATAAAGCGCTTGAGGACTTCGCCAATGGCAAGAAGCCTCTCCCCCCCGAAATGAAGCAGTACGAGCGTTACGTTAAGAAAATACTCTCGTACGAAGGTAAGCGCGTAGTTGAAGAACGTGTCGCGCTTACTAAAGACTTTCGCCAGACCAAGTGGATGGCAAAGGATGTGTGGGTTCGTGGTATCATAGACATCGGAGTTGTTGGCTCAGATACCGCGTACCTCCTCGACTGGAAGACGGGCAAACACCGCCCAGATAACGACCAACTTAAACTGTTCGCGGCACTGGCTTTCGCCATGTACCCGTGGATAAATAAAGTAGTGACTGGTTTTATCTGGCTCAAAGTATCAAAGTTTGATAAACAGATGTTCACGCGTGAGCAGTTGCCCGAGATATGGAACGAGTTTTTACCTCGTCTTTCAAGAGTAGCCATCGCGTACGACCAAGATAAGTGGATGCCAAAGCCGTCCGGTTTATGCAAGAATTGGTGTCCTGTTGGGCAGTCATTGTGTGAGTTTTGTGGTAGATAACAACATGTAGAACGCCAGCGACTATAGGTCTGGCAGAAAAGAACGCGACGATGACTAAAAAAATTAGCCCAACAGGCAGCGAATCAATCGAGCCTATAGACGTAATGTCACTAACCAATGACGAGTTGCTACGGCACGGGTTCACCCAAAAGAGTGCCACACTGCTAGAAAACGAGCTTTTACACAGGATAGAGGCGTATCTTGGAATGTACGGTGACTACTTAGACCCACAGGCGAGGGAAAGAGATTAAGCATGGCTATGACACCCGAGGGTAAAGTTAAGAAGAAAGTTAAAGAGTATCTTCAGTCCATCGGCGCTTGGTACTACATGCCAGTGTCTAACGGTATGGGCCGTGTTGGGTGTCCAGATATACTCGTGTGCTACCGAGGTTTATTCATGGCTTTCGAAACGAAGGCACCGGGAAAAATTAAGAATGTCACAGCTAACCAAGAACGAGAAATAGTCGACATTCAACGTGCTTACGGGTTAGCACATGTAGTAGACGACGTGTCGCAAGTAATATCCGTTATTGAGACTATTGAAAGGGAACCCGATGATTAAGTCCTCAAAGAAAGAGTTGGCTACCAAGGCAAAGTACAACGCCCGCGCCGACGTGAAAAAGAAACGCGCAGCGACGAACAAGTCGCGGCGTCAGGCGGTGGCCGCTGGCCGCGTCAAGAAAGGCGACGGGAAGCACGTGGATCATAAAGTGCCACTGGACGCTGGCGGCAGCAACACCACGAAGAATACTCGCGTGGTGAGCGCGAAGGCCAACAAAGGTTGGCGAGGCAAGAACCCAAAAATGTACACCACGGGGAAGACATGAACCCACGAGATTACAATGTCGGCAAGTCCGATTATTCGAAACGCACCATCCAGCCTTGGGATATTTGGTACGAATACCAACTCAATGCGTGGGACGCAGACATCGTTAAGCGCGTCCTAAGAGACAAAGGCGAACGCCGCCTAGACTACGAAAAGATCAAACACATCTGCGATGAGCGCATCAGACAGATAGATGAAGGAATTCACAATGCTAGTATGGCCACAAAAGAACGCGTTGATACTCAAGAGTAGAGCACCGGAGAAAATCCTTAACGTAATACCGAAGGCCAAGCACTTTACCATAAAGGGTCATTCAGTCGTCGCCGTGCCGCATCGCACGGAAGAGACAACGTTGCTGCGCAACCTTGGGTACGACGCCCCTGCCCCAATCCGCTCTTATTATAGCTGGCCTGGCCGGTTTACACCATTCCACGCACAGCGCGAAGCTGCTGCTTTTCTGTCAATGAACCGCCGTGCGTTCAATCTATCCGAGCTAGGCACAGGCAAATCACTGGCATCGCTCTGGGCATACGACTACCTGCGCGGCATCGGACAGATGAACAAGTGTCTGGTTATCTCGCCGCTCTCGACACTAGAGCGTACGTGGGCCGACGAAATCTTTCAGCACTTTCCGCACCTCACATACACAGTTCTACACGGATCAAAGGACAAGCGAGTCAAGCTACTAAAAGAAGACTTCGACGTGTACATTATAAACCATGACGGGGTCGGCATCATCGAACCGCACCTAAAAGACCGAACAGACATTGACCTCGTCATCGTCGACGAGATTGCGCAGTGCGCTCGTAACGCTGGCACCACGCGCTGGCGTAAGATCAACACGGTCGTCAACAAACACAAAGAACCACGCGCCTGTTGGGGTATGTCGGGAACGCCGACGCCGAACGCTCCCACGGATGCTTGGGCGCAGTGCCGCTTAGTGGTGCCTGACAAAGTTCCACCCTATTTCAATCGGTTCAAGGGACAAGTTATGCGGCAGCTGAACCAGTTTAAGTGGGTTCCAAAAGCTGGCGCAACAGAGCTAGTTAAAGACGTCATGCAGCCATCAGTCAGGTTCACCCGAGACGAGTGCCTCGACTTGCCGCCATTGATGTACGAGACCCGCCAAGTTCCGCTGACCAAAGAGCAAGGCAAAGCATACAAAGATATGCTCACAAAACTACGTATCCAAGCAGAAGAAGGCGACATCACAGCCGTCAACGAAGCAGTCAAGATGGGCAAGTTAGTCCAGATCGCCTGTGGTGTAGTTTACGCTTCCGACGGGACCGAGGTTACGGTGCCAGCGACGCACCGCATTGAGGAGACCCGATCAATATGCCACTCCGCGCAAGGCAAGGTGATTGTGTTTGTACCGTACGTGTCCTCGGTCAACATGGTGGCCAAGGAGCTAAGCAAGGACTTCACCGTCGAGATCATCCATGGGGGCGTAAAGAAAGACGAGCGCGACCGTATCTTTGCCGCGTTTCAGAAGGCCAAAGACCCAAAAGTTCTGGTGGCACAACCAGCGGCTATGTCTCACGGTCTGACACTCACCGCAGCCAGTACCATTGTTTGGTATAGCTGCATCACCAGCAACGAGACGTTCGAGCAAGCAAACGGACGGATCAATCGCCCCGGCCAGAAGATGAACAACTTTATTATTTGTTTGGAAGGTACTCCAGTGGAGAAACGCATTTACGCCAGACTACGTGGCAAACAGAAAATGCAGGGCGCTCTACTCGACGAGATTAAGGCCCATCGAAAATTATTGATCGCTTGACCCACGCACCTATATGAAGTAATGTGTTGACAGGTGTACACATATGAAAGTATCTAACATGAATCTACTAAACCCAGAAAGCGTTTCTGAGAAGCTTGGCATCAGTAAAGCAGCCTTGCACTCACTGCGCGGACGAGAAGCTAGTTTTCCCCAGCCAATAAGAGTCTCACAGAAGGTTCTGCGCTGGGACGAAGACGATATTGACCAATGGTTAACTGCCAAAAAGGAGAAGGAAAATGGCAAAAGTAACGGAGATAGCTGACGGACAGCTAATAAAAGTATTTGTCGGACTACGTGATCGTCGTGCTCAGCGCAAAGCAGCATACACGCTCGACGACAGCGGCGACAAAGGAAAACAGGATAAGATAGAAGTAGAGTTCCTGCGCAGAATGCAAGAACGTGACATCGACAGTGTATCCGCTCGCGACGTCGGTACTGCTTACATGTCAACACGCAACAGCGCGACGGTCTCAGACCGCGAAGCGTTCTTTGACTACGTAAAGGACAACGGAGCGTGGGAACTCATTGAGGGCCGCGCCAGCAAGATAGCTGTGGAGCAGCACAGAGAAGCTAACGACGATCTCCCTCCGGGGATCAGTTATTCATCAACAAAAGTCGTCAACTTTCGACGCAAGTAGGAGAAACAACATGAACGAGATGGTAAACTTAAACGCAAATCTACCAGCGCACCTTCAAAACGTGCACGTAGAGAACGTATTTTCTAGCGCTGCCAGCGAAGGTGGCTTCCCTGTCATTTCCCTCAAGGGTAAGGACTTCACAATCGTTAGAAGTGGCGAGAAAGAAATCATCACAAACGAGCATGGTGATCCAGTTCGTTCTTTCGAAGCCGTGATCGTTTCCGTTAACCCGAAGAAGTCGAAGGTCTATTACACCGCAGACTACTCCGACGGCGATAGCAGTGCGCCAGCGTGTTACTCCCACGACGGCATCAAACCAGCGGCTGATGCGGAGAACCCACAGTGCAAAACGTGCGCAGCTTGCCCACAAAACATCTGGGGTTCCGCGATCAAGAACGGTCAGAAACGCAAAGCGTGTGACGACAACATGCGTCTCGCCGTCGCGGCTGCGGATCAACTAGACGATCCAATGCTACTTCGCGTTCCCCCCGGCTCCCTCAAAAACCTCAACGAGTACGGCAAAGAACTAGCTAAGCGCGGTGTAGGTCCGAACCACGTGGTCACAAGAATTGGCTTTGATAAGAACGCGGCGTTCGCTGTCACGTTTAAAGCAGAGCGATTTATCTCGGAAGAAGAGCTTGCGGCTGTCACTAACACACTTGAAGTGCAAGAGACGTTGATTGGCGAAATCACAGGCGTCGCTGGTGGCACGTCGTCCACAACGGAGCATCAATCTGAGGACGCTACTCCAGCCCCCGCGCCGGTTCAAAAGTCGGCTAAACTGGTCGAAGCTGAAGAAGAAGCAGCAGTCATACCGAGAAAAGCGAAAGTACAAGTAGACGAGCCAGCGCCTGTCGCGACACCAGAGCCGAAAGTCGAAACAAAATCTGTTGAAGATTACAATGACATCGACACAGCACTCGACGATTTGGATTTCGAAGACGATTAAAAGTACCTACACATCGCGGTCGGGGTTCGCCTCGACTGCATTATGTTAACATGTAAACACGTAGGTACGTTATGGACACACTAGATTTTCTAAGGTGGGTTCTACCGACGTCGGGCAATGTCGTTTTAGGTTTACCTGAGACAGCGGAGCATGGCGGCACTTGGTGGAAACACAAAAGTTACAAGACGGTCGAAGAAGCCGCAGTAGCTGCGGTCCAATTCGATGGGCAGGGCAAAACCGTTTACTATGCGGTAAACACTTATGGCGACTGGTTTGACGACGCCAAAGGTAAAAAGGTTATCCGCAAGCAGGGCAACGTCGTTGCCTCCAGGGCACTCTACGACGACTACGACGTCAAGCCGGGAAAAGATAACCACTACCAGACCAAGAAAGAAGCGCTCGACGACATCGTTAAACTGTCGCGCGCACTAAAGCTGACGCCGACGGTAGTAGACAGCGGCGGTGGATACCATGGGTACTACCACTTTGACGAAGACATCGACGAAGCCACGTGGAACGAACTGGCAGCGCTCAAGCGAGACGTCACGACACATCTATCAATGATGGTCGACAGTGCAGTTGACTGCGACAGCGCGAGAGTTCTGCGTCCCGTCGGGCTACACAACAGAAAATACGATATTCCCGTCGAGGTTAAGCTGGTAAAGCAGGGCAAGCGGTATTCCGTAGATAAAATCCGGTCGGTACTACAGTCGTATATACAAGAGAACAACGTCACCCCTGCGCCGACGCGCAACAAAGGTGCGGCGATGGCGAACCCGTTCGCAGCGGCTGGCGAGTATCCACCGAGCGACGCCGACAAAGTTGCAGAGAACTGTGCCGCTGTGCGCGAGTTCCGCGACACAATGGGCAACGTCGACGAGCCACATTGGCACCGTGCGATTGGCATCCTCAAGTTCTGTGACGACGGCGAAAACAAAATACACACGTGGAGCGAGGGCTACAGCGGCTACTCGCAGCAAGAAACGCAAGAAAAGATCGACACGTGGGAGGTCGGCCCGACGTCTTGCATCGAGATGGATAAACACATCGGCTGCATGAAAGATTGCCCGATGGCAGGTAAGTGCAAGTTCCCAATTCAGCTGGGCTTCTCAGAGGAAGCACCATCTGTGGAGGCCGAGACCGTCGCCGCAGCTCCAGCAGCTCCGCCGCAGACGTTGATCGAAGGGCAGAACATCCCTTGGTGGCCCACATCTGGCTGGAGATGGAACGGCGCGGCACTCAGCCGCGCATATACCGACGCCGAGGGCGTCACGACATGGAAACCTTTCTGCCGTTCATTCATCTATCCGCTCAACCGGATCAAAGACTCTGAGGGCACGTGGGTAATCCACTGGCGAGCC